TTTAATTTAGCGCATAATTTAGCTAAGTCGCAATCTTCTTCTAAATACGCTAAACCGTCTTTTTCATACGAATAGCGACTAATGTTAAGGCCCGCGCATAGCGCTTTTTCTACTTCGGCCCAGGCATGGCCAGCGTCAGAATATATAGTAATTTGCATTTTGTTTTATCCTATTATTAATAATAACATCGTTAAAATAAACCCAGCTGCCGCCGCATAATCCCAAAATGATAGCGGATCATGCGCGGCCTTTACGTTTTTATAGTCTTTCATTTTTTACAATCCTTTTCTAAAAAATGCTATTAATTCAGAATCACTATATTTATTTAACACTTTAATATAAGCATCGGCCAGGTTTAAACTTTCTACATTCCACCAAATACCCAGCTTTTTATCCCCTACTCTGATCGTATAATTATCGCTGCATAACCATGAAGTAATCATTTTTTACACTCCCAATAATAAAGAGTAAATCATACAACCAATTAAAAAAGACGCGATAATTGCCCAGGCGCCGATTAAATAATATTCTGTATGTTTCATTTTGCAACCCTTTCAATTTTGGCGCTTAATTGCAGCGCATGAGTGAATAATACGCTTATTATTATAAATGTAAATAACTATTTTACATATATTGGCATTATTGCCATTTTATTGTCAGAAAATTGGCAAAATATGGCAATAGTCAATGCCACAGTGCGAGAGGGTTATAGGGTTTATTAGTCATATTGTCATTTAACTTCTATATTAAGAATAATAATATATGTAATAAAGTATCTTACAGTCTATTAATAAACGACACGGCAAACGCTAGCGATTATTTTGGCATGGAAATATAGCCAATATGACCAATAAATTATAAATTGCGCATTTTGGCAACCAGGCGTCAATCACTAGCAAAATGTTAATTATGGAATTGTTTATCTGTGGCAATACTGCCAATAAAAACTGAATGGCAATAGTGCCAATAAAAACTGAATGGCAATAGTGCCAATGCAGACAGCAGACAGCAGACAGCAGACATCAGCGCGTAATGATCTGATTAGCTGGCCGCCTGGCCGCCGTACTGACTGACTGCTATATATCTGTATACCATTGAGGTGGGGGTGGGTAGGGCCGAGCGCTGGTCGGTCACGCTGGCGATGGGTTCGTGCGAAAAAAATATTTTTTTTATTTTTTAGCCTGTAAGCAAGAGGCTACAAATGAAGATATAAATTGGATTTTATTAGCCACTAGCACCAAGTTTCATGCCTACCCTTTAACAGCCCACTAGCAAAAAAATTATTTTTAGATTTATTGACAACACGGTTGGATACAATTAGTATCACGCGTATGTTCATGAGCCTACCATTCACACCTAGAACGCTGCAAGCAACCGAATCACGGTTGCAAAAGATATATGACGCTGCAAAGATGGGGTTAAAGAACGATTCACTCGCCCTCGCCGCAGGGATGCTACCTACTGAGTACCGACAATTGTGCCAATTTGACCCAGTGGCGGAGATGGCAGCGTTGAAAGGTAAGGCGGATGGTGAGTTGGAGATGTCCACACTACTCATTAAGGCGGCGAAAGATGGTGACGCTAAGTCTGCCTTAGCCGTATTACAACACGTACACGGTTGGACAGCCAAGACGGAGATTAGTGTGGATGTGTATCAAAAGATTAGCATCACGCAGGCACTCGCGGATGCACAACAGCGCGTGGCTAACGGGATAACGATAGAACACAATGCAACAGCCAGTCTATAGGTATAGTGAAGAACAGACATATGTAGTATAATGACCAAATCAAATTGATATAAGGACATTATATGACTAGCCAAACACTTAGCCAAAATGAGCTAAAAACATTATTAAACTACAATCAAGATACAGGCGTTTTTACCTGTAAGATATATCGGGGTGGATTAGCAAAAGTTGGCGATATAGCAGGTAAAGTAGAGTCTTATGGACATCGTAGAATAAAAGTTAATGGTAAACTTTATCTGGCACATAGATTAGCTTGGTTTTATGTTTATGGTGTATGGCCTACTAATGATTTAGATCATATAAACCGCATACGCGATGATAATAGACTGGCAAATCTGCGCGAAGCTACCCAAGCCGAGAACTCACAAAATGTAGGCATAGTAAAAAGTAATACTAGCGGTATAAAAGGCGTATCATGGAATAGCCAAAAAAGTTTATGGCGAGCTTATATTACTAAATGCTATACCCAAATTCACTTAGGATTTTTTGTTTCAAAAGATGAAGCTGCTAAAGCAAGAAAAAAAGCCGAAATAATACACCACCCTTTTAGACTTAAGGACTACTAGTGCAAAAGCCAGTATATTCGTCAGAGCATGAGCAAGTATTAATGACGCAGCTATGGTCGCCCGCTGTGGCGAACGACCCTGAAGCGTTCGTTCTCTTTGCGTTCCCATGGGGTCAAACTAACACACCACTAGCACACTTCAAGGGGCCGAGAAAATGGCAACGGGAGGTGCTGAGAACAATCAAGAAGCACATAGAGGACAATCAGGGTAAGATTGACTTTGATACGCTAAGAATGGCGGTCAGCAGTGGGCGGGGGATTGGCAAGTCAGCACTGGTCGGGTGGCTCATATTGTGGATGTTGACAACGAGGATAGGCTCAAGCGTCATCGTGTCAGCAAACAGTGAAAGCCAACTGAAGTCGGTGACATGGGCGGAGTTAATCAAGTGGTCAGCCATGCTAATCAACTCGCACTGGTGGGAAGTGTCAGCCACTAAGCTGGTGCCAGCCCAATGGGTGTGCGAGCTAGTGGAGCGTGACCTCAAGAAGGGTACAAGATATTGGGCAGCAGAAGGCAAGCTGTGGTCGGCTGAGAATCCTGACAGTTATGCGGGGGTGCATAATCAGGATGGGATGATGTTGATATTTGACGAATCAAGCGGGATACCTAACCCGATATGGGAGGTAGGGGCGGGGTTCTTCACGGAGAACACGCCTAATCGGTTTTGGTTAGCGTTCAGCAACCCACGTAGGAACGAAGGGTACTTTTTTGAGTGTTTCAACGCCAAGCGTGCATTTTGGAACACACGTACAGTAGACGCGCGAACGGTTGAGGACACCGACAAGGCGGTGTATGAGCAGATTATCGCGGAGTATGGTGAAGATTCGTCACAAGCTAAGGTAGAAGTGTACGGTGAATTTCCGTCAGCGGGTGAGGATCAGTTCATTAGCCCGTTATTAGTACAAGATGCAATGGTTAGACCGAGATGGAAGGATGTGACCGCCCCAATCGTGATGGGGGTTGACCCTGCGCGAGGGGGTGCAGACAGTACGGTCATCTTGGTGCGACAAGGGCGTGATATTGTGGCTATCAAAAGGTACTCAGGCGAGGATACGATGGCTATCGTAGGCAGAGTAATTGAGGCGATAGAGGAATTTAAACCGATAATGACCGTGATAGACGAGGGCGGACTAGGCTATGGCATCTTGGACAGGCTAACCGAGCAACGCTACAAGGTACGAGGCGTAAACTTTGGGTCACGCGCGAAACAGTCTATAGCGTTCGGAAATAAGCGCGCGGAAATCTGGAATGATATGCGTAATTGGCTGAAAACAGCGAGTATTCCTGAAGATAGACAGCTAAAAGCGGACTTAATTGGGCCGATGAAGCGCCCGAACAGCAGTGGCACGATATTCTTAGAGGGTAAGAAAGAAATGCGCTCACGCGGACTAGCCTCACCCGATGCAGCAGACGCGCTTGCAGTAACTTTTGCGTTTCCTATTGCACATCGTGAATATAATGATAGAATAATACGCAAATCGTCATCAATGGGCGGTGTTAATTCATCTTGGATGGGCAGCTAATGATTAAACCGTTAAGTGACTGTATTGTAGTAGAGCAGGATGAAGAAAAACAGGGCTTGATTATCATGCCTACAGTTAAGCTATATAGTGGTATAGTGGTGGCAGTTGGCGATGGTAAACGCCTACCAAACGGTACCGTAACAAAAATGGATGTAGAAGTGGGCGACCACATTATGTTCGGTGAGTTTACGGGTCAGAAAGTGCCGTTTGAGGGTAAAGATTACCTGATGATGCGAAATACCGAAGTGATAGGGCTATTAAATGGATAGAATGGTGGGTATTGTAGCTAATGGCGGTAGGACTAAGGATGACCCAAAAGACATTCTAGCGACTGCCCGTTCTCGTCTAACGATGGCAATATCCGCTTACAGCGAGAGCCGTGAGGATGAACTAGACGACCTACGCTTCTCAGCAGGTTCGCCCGACAACCAATGGCAATGGCCTGCGGATGTTTTAGCTACACGCGGTTCAGTACAAGGGCAAACAATCAACGCCCGCCCATGTTTGACTATCAACAAGCTCCCCCAACACGTACATCAAGTAACTAACGACCAACGACAAAATCGCCCTAGCGGTAAAGTAATCCCTGCCGATGATAAGGCTGATATTGAAGTAGCTGAAGTATTTGAAGGCATGGTGCGTCACATTGAGTACATCTCAGATGCAGACGTGGCGTATGACACAGCCTGTGACAACCAAGTCACCTACGGTGAGGGGTACTTCCGTATTCTGACTGAGTATTGTGACGACAACAGCTTTGACCAAGACTTGCGTATCTCGCGTATCCGTAACTCATTCAGCGTGTACATGGATCCGACCATCCAAGACCCTTGCGGTGGCGATGCTGAGTGGTGTTTCATTACGCAAGACGTATTGAAAGAAGATTACGAGCGTCAGTTCCCCGATGCGGCACCCATCTCAAGCATACAGCAACAAGGTATTGGCGACCAATCACTAGCACAATGGATTGATGAAACAACAATCCGTATCGCAGAATATTTTTACATCTCACACGAAAAAGAAACACTAAACCTCTATCACGGCAACATAAGCGCCATGACAGGTTCACCTGAAGATAAACAGATGCAAGCAATGGGCATGAAGCCTATTAAAACACGCGATGTAGACGTGCGTAAGGTCAAGTGGCTCAAGATTAACGGTTTTGAAGTATTAGAATCACGCGATTGGGCGGGTAAATGGATTCCAGTCATTCGCGTGGTAGGTAATGAATTTGAAGTGGATGGTCGTCTATATGTGTCAGGTTTAGTGCGTAATGCTAAAGATGCACAACGTATGTACAACTATTGGGTCAGCCAAGAGGCTGAAATGCTTGCATTAGCGCCTAAAGCGCCCTTTATTGGGTACGGCGGTCAGTTTGAGGGTTACGAAACGCAGTGGAAAACAGCCAACACAACTAACTGGCCGTATTTAGAAGTTAACCCTGACGTAACAGACGGGGCTGGTACGGTATTGCCATTACCAGCTCGCGCACAGCCCCCTATGGCATCAAGCGGGCTGTTACAAGCAAAAGCTGGCGCGTCAGACGACATTAAGTCAACGACAGGTCAGTATGATAGCAGTCTAGGTGCGACAAGTAACGAACGCTCAGGTCGTGCTATCTTAGCCCGTGAAAAACAAGGTGACACTGGCACATACCATTATGTAGACAACTTAGCTCGCGCTATCCGTCACTGCACACGTCAATTAGTGGACTTAATCCCTAAAATTTACGACACACAGCGTATTGCCCGTATTATTGGCGTTGATGGTACAACTGACAACGCTAAGATTGACCCGACACAAGCCGAGCCAGTTAAGAAAATCGTAGACCAAGCGGGTATTGTGATTGAGAAAATCTACAACCCAAGCGTAGGTAAATACGATGTATGCGTTACGACTGGCCCAAGCTACATGACTAAACGTCAAGAATCACTAGACGCTATGAGCCAACTATTACAAGGCAACCCACAACTATGGGCTGTGGCTGGCGACTTGTTCATTAAAAATATGGACTGGCCTGGCGCTCAAGAGATGGCAAAACGCTTTGCTAAAACGATTGATCCTAAATTGTTATCTGACGGTGATGATTCACCTGAATTGCAAGCAGCTAAACAACAAATGGAAGCAATGGGACAAGAGATGGACAATATGCACCAAATGTTGCAAAACGTCAGCAAATCAATTGAAGTGCAAGACGAAAAACGTAAAGACTTTGAGGCTGAGATTAAAGCCTTTGATGCTCAAACTAAACGCTTAAGCGTAGTGCAAGGTGGCATGACTGAAGAACAAATTAGTGATATTGTCATGGGTACAATTCACGGAGCTATAACTTCAGGAGATTTAGTTAGTGCTATGCCTGAACGGTCAAACTATGATAACATACCTGAGATAGAACCTCAGGAGGTATCAGATGTTGAAGCTCAAAATAACCCAACAGCAAATACAGGAATTGCTCCTGTATGACAATGGTAAACTATACTGGCGCATTAAATGGGCTAGAAAAATTAACATTGGTGATGAAGCAGGTACGCTTCGTAATACAGACGGGTACAGACAGATAATGATTAACGGTCAAACCTATAGAACGCATAGGCTAGTGTATTTATATCATACTGGTACTATGCCCGCTATACTTGACCATATTAATAGAGATGTAAGCGATAATAGGCTTGAAAACTTACGTGAAGCTACGCAAGCCGAAAATGCCTATAATAGTAAACTTAGAGTAGATAACACGTCAGGCGTTAAAGGTGTGACGTGGGATAAAGCAAAGCGTAAATGGGTAGCTAGGGTATACGCAAATGCTAGAGTTATAAATTTAGGCAGGTTTGCAACTTTTGATGAAGCAGTAAATATCGTAAATTTAACACGAAATGCACAACATGGACATTTTGCTAATACAGGACAAATACAATGACTTGCGCTAACTTCGTAGGACTATTATTCTTAGGGCGCGATGTCGCGCACAGCGTACATCTTAATACTCGTAGCTATGCTAAACACATGGCACTTGGTACATTTTATGATGAAATTATTGACCATGCAGACGCGTTTGCGGAATCTTATCAAGGGAGATATGGTTTGATTGGCGCAATCACATTATCGTCAGCTAAAAAGACATCTAACATTGTAGAGTTCTTACAAGGTCAGTTAGATGAAATTGAAGCGTCACGCTATGAAGTGTGCGATAAATCAGATTCGACATTACAACAACTGATTGATAACATCATTGAGCTTTACCTTACAACGCTCTATAAATTACGCTTTTTAGCTTAAAGGATTACAAATGGCTATATCATTATCGTTATTTGCAGGTGCAGGGGCGCAATTTTTTGACAATAGCGGTGTTATGTTGTCAGGTGGATTAATTTATACCTACGCGGCAGGCACTACAACGCCTGAAGCTACCTATGCGGATAATACAGGCGCTACCGCGCTGCCTAACCCTATTGTACTAAATTCATCAGGGCGTATACCTACAGGACAACTTTGGATTACCTATGGCGTAGCCTATAAGTTTGTAGTTAAAACTTCAACTAATACGCTTATTGGTACATACGACAATATCCCTTCAGCCGCACTCCCCCCATTAGTTAATGACGCAGCTTCTATTGCGTA